TGATTGGTCAGAAGCATATATAAGTATCTCTGACATTTTAAATTTACCTAACGATGATGTACTTGAGTGACCACCTATACCACCACTTGTGGTTATAGTATTATTTCCTGAGGCATTTGTAGGTGTACTTATAGTAGAGACTGTTGCTCCGTTTACATACGAACCTGTTGTGCTTGCTCCACCAATTATAGATACTAAAGCTCCGTTGGCTAGGCTACCACCTAAACCATCAGTAAGTAGTGTATCTGTAGCAGCTGAGATATGAACTACATTTCCTGTATCTGTCAATCCGAGACCGAATGTTTCATTAGCACTTCCACCTGTCCCTGTATATCCCTCAGTATAAAAATAGTCTGTAAATGTAGCATCAGCAGTAAGGGCAGTAACTTTTGTAAATATACTCGCACTAGCGTTAGATGTTAAGACTCCACTTGTACTAAGGAAAGAATTCGTTCCATCAAAGCTAATCTCATCAAATGTATCATTAAGTATAGGTTGTTTAGATGCTGCTTGTTGATATGCATCCTCGTTAAATGTTGCTTGGTTGTACCAAGTGTTTACATAAGCCTTGGAAGTATGGGATATAATTTTATAATTACTTATTTTAAAAGAACCTGTATTACCATCAACAAATCCTATATGTGTTGTAGTCCCTGTAGCAGTTAAAGTATCTGTATATGTTCCACTAGAAGTATACGTAGCTCCTATACCTGCGTGACTGCTACCAAGATTGTTACTACTAAGGAAACTTGTGGGTGAACATGAGCCACCACTAATAACTTCCAAATCAAAAGATACTTTAATAACATCGCCTTCTAAAGCTACATAAGGGAAACCAACTTTAGCAGTTCCATCAGAATTATTTGTTGCGGTGAAACCACTATTAGAAAGGTTTGTAAATGTATCAAAAGGATTAGTTGTCTGAGTTACTGTGCCTAACTCTGTCTTTCTATCTAAGAAGTCTCCAAGAGTCCTAGCGGTTGTACCGCCTTGGTCTGTGTCGATAGTAGTTGTGTGGGTATCTTCAGTAGCATTTACTACTTCTGAATCAAGACTTACTTTATCATTACCATCAAACTTAACATCAGCTTCAATGTCATCTGAGCGTCTTATACGAACTGCATAATTAGGGTTCTCTATAATCTTGAGGTCTTTAAATTCTACTGCGACTGTACCCTCAAGTGTTCCATCGTTAGCACCATCACCATAAAGTTGTAAATCAAAGAAGTTATAAACTGTAGAAGAATCCTCTCGCTCTTGATTCCAACTTTGGGTCATACTAAAAGGCTCAAACTCTGTGTTTGCGTATTTAATTATTTGTTGTTGTCCATCATTAAAATCTATACGAGCAGGGGTATTACCTACAGGACTTGTACCTGTAAAATTATTTACTGCAACTCTAACTTGTCCTGTAAGGGTAAACCTTTTGTTTGCAGGTAAGTTTGTAATTCTTAGTCCATTAGTAAAATCGTCTCGTGCAGCAGTAGTCGTAGACTCTAATCTTAGTATTCCATTACTATAAGATATAGAGTTATTAAGGTTAGTTGTAGAAGCCAGCCGTCTGTAGTTTAATCCATTAGAACCAAAGGATATACCATTACTACCGCTACTATTATCCAAATAGATTGGGCTATTAGCATCATCCCAAGGTAACTCATCGAGTCCTGAGAACAATACCTTTTCTTCTCCATGACTTGAGTTTACTTTACGAAGACTATAAGCGGCT